TTAAATAACGTTCCCGTTCATATTTTCTAACGCTCCAAGAGCTTTTGTTTTTTCTTTTTGTTCTATTTCATCTAATAAATGAGAATAAACGTCCATTGTAGTTTTTATACTTTTATGACCTAACCTTTTTGAAATGTAATAGATTGATACATCATTGTGTAACAAGTAAGAACAATGTGTGTGTCTGATACTGTGTAATGTATATTTGCCAATACGTTTTTCTAAACAATATTTTTGCATAACTTTAGTTACTGCGTTGTGTGTAATTAACGAAACTCCAGTGTTGAACAATTGAGTGGATAAATTTGTTGGCATTTTCGCCAAAGTATTTTGTAATATTTTCATATCAGTTAGTGGAACATCAACTGTTCTGTCAGATGTTTCTGTTTTAGTACCTGGTAGATGTATTGTACAATCTTTAAAATTTAAATCAGATTTGCATAAGCGTTGTACTTCTCCAAATCGTCCACCAGTGATGATTAATATATAAATAAATACATAAGATTGAATAGGGATGTTAGCAACGTAGTCTTTCAAGCCAATAAAATCTTTAATACTCATGAATTTTTCTTCTTCGCGTTGTGCGGGTATAGTTCCTTTAACAACAACTTTGTAAGTAGGGTCTTTGTGTATTAAACCTTCTTGAATTGCATCGTCTATAGATTGTTTTAAACAGTTGTGTATTTTTCTAACTGTTTCTGTCGAATGATTTGATCCATACCATTTAATAAATTTGCGATAAAAGGTAGTGTTTAAATCAGATAGAATAACATCACTGAGATTTTCAGTCTCTAAAAATGATTTAAATTGATTGATTGCATTTTTGAATGTTGCATAGGCTTTGTCTGTAACGACACCTTCCTTATTAACTTTAATCCAATCATTATAATAGTCGATAAAAGATGTTTTATTGTTGATTACAAAACCTTTCATTACTTTATTGCGTGCTATAGATTCTGCTTGAGTTGCATCACGTTTAGTCACAAAGCCTTTCTTTTTATAGCGTTTGCCTTCGTATCCAAAATCGTAATACCATTTTCCGTTTGGTTGTTTTCTTACTGACATTTGATTTCCTCCTCAAAAAAGGTAAAAAATAATAAGGGTAGGAATGCTACCCAAGCATATATTGTGATATAGTGGTTAGTTTGACAATGTAATTACTCCATTGGACCAGCTATTGTTGGTTCTTGTAAACCGTATGGTGATTGCTTACTTAACTCACGCATCCTTTTTATTTCTTCATCTGTAGGATTATCAAAGTCTATTCCTTCTTCTAATGCTTGTTGTCTTGCAGAATTTACAGGTATTTGTTGCGTGGATTGATTATTCTGAATAGATTGTTGATTCTGCGTACTAATTTGTTCCTGCATTTCTGTTTGTTGTTCATTATCGACTTTATTATCTTGCATTTCACCGTCACCATTTTTATATGTATTTTCTTTTTTATTATCAGTAACTTCTTTGTTATCGGTTTTTAAGTTAGATTTTACTTTCTTGGTATTTGATTTCTTGCCTTTCTTTTCATCGTTAGACTTTTCATGTTCAGATGATTTGTTGCCACTGGAGTTATTCTCTTTTTGTCCACATGCACCTAACACCAATAAGCTTGCAAATATTAAAAATAATACCTTTTTCATTCTACACTTCTCCTTTGTTTTTATATTAAAGCGTCACTAGGACGCTTATTAAAATATTTTCTGGCTTGCGATAACTCTACCGATTATTTTTACTTCATCATCTTCACCATAAACTTGTGGTAAGTGTTCTGGATTATTTGACTCTGGTAATAATATAATCTGACCTTTGTTATATCTAATTCTTTTAACTGTAGCATTGTAACCATTAACCATTACAACGCCTAGTTGGCCATTTTCAACAGTAGAATCTTTCTCAACAACAACTATATCGCCATCTTGAAAAATCTTATCCATACTATCTCCAGAAACTCTCAAAGCAAATTCTTCTTTATTAGAGTTTAATTGTTTAGTAGCGAAGTATATGTAATCAACTAAATTTTCTTCACTATAAATAGGTAAGCCAGCAGATATCTTTGAAACTACTGGTATTTGTTTAACTGGTAGTGTTTCAATTCTTGGCTCAACTGTTTCTGGTTTTTTAATTTCCATTATATCTTCTGGACGAATGTTCAAACCGTTACAAATTTTGATGACATTTTCTACTTTAGCGTTAAAAACACCACGTTCTAAAATAGATCTAACAGTTGTATAAGCTAAACCGATTTCTTCTGAAAAAGCCTTTACACTTCCTGACTTCTGTTCAATAAGATGTTTTAAATCTTTTTCTTTAGTCATTTTTGTTTACCTCATTTCTAATTTGTACCTATATAATACCATGCGAAAAATCGTATATCAAGTAAAAAATAAAAATAAAAATACGAATTTTAGTGTTGACTTAGTACGAATTTTCGTATATAGTTTAGTTAAGCGATCGACGAGGTTGCTAAAAATTTTAATTTAAAATACGAATTTTCGTATTAGGAGGGGTACTGTGTTAAAACATTTCGATGATATTAGGAAAGAGAAAAAAGTATCTCTGGTAGATTTAGCAGACTTGTTAGGAGTTAGATACCAAACAGTCGCAGATAAGATTAACGGAGTTTCTGATTTTAAGTTTGGAGAAGCTTTACTTATTAAAAATGAATTTTTCCCAGAGTACGACATTGAATTTTTGTTTGCTAAAGACAAAGAAAAACAAACTAATTAATAGGAGGAAAACCAAATGAACGATTTACAAGTATTTCAAAACTCACAATTTGGAGAATTAGAAATTTTAACTATTGATAACAAAGAATGGTTTCCAGCAATTAAAGTAGCTGAAACTCTAGGCTATACAAATCCACGTGACGCTATTGCTAGACATACAAAACAACGTGGGGTCGTGAAACACGACGTCATCGACTCATTAGGCAGAAAACAAAACAAAAAATTTATTGACGAAGGTAATCTATATAGATTAATCACACGTTCAAAACTACCACAAGTAGAACAATTTGAAGAATGGGTTTTTGATGAGGTGTTACCGACGTTAAGAAAGACTGGAACATATCAAGTTAAACCATTAACAACATCTGAACAAATTCAATTAATCGCAAAAGGTAACACAGAATTAGACGAACGTGTAACTAGAATTGAAGAAACATACCCAATCATGCACGGAGAAGCTAAACATATACAAAAGTTAGTAGCGCAAAAGGTTGCAGAAGTCGTAAGAAATAAATTTAACGGTTACTACAATCAAGTATCACGCAAATTGTTCGCAGAAATATACAAAAGTATTAAGAACATTTTCGAAGTACCGAGCTATAACTGCATACCGCGAGGACGTTATGAAGAAGCGATCAGATTTGTTGAAAGATGGCAACCTTCTTATGAGACGACGTATCAATTAGAGATGAAATTGAATGATTAAGGAGGTTATCAAATGCAAGAAGAAAACAAAAAATCTCAATGTGGAAAAGACCACATTAAGATTACTAGTTGGGAAATAGTTGATATTAATAGGAAATTAAACTTTTTCAACTTTCTATTAATAATTTTAATACTGTTACAAGTATTCCAGCTATTCCTATGAAAGAAGGTATAAATACTTTAAAAACAACCTTCCAAAATGCTTTTCTACCTTCAGTAGTTATAAATCTTTTAGTTGTTGAACTTTGTATAGGAAAACCATTAATGTAAAAAGTTTCTCCGGTTTCGGAAGAAATGTAGTTTTTATCTATCATTTCATTTAAGTTTTTATCTTCAAACTCAATATTTACCGAACCCTTTAGGTAAGCAACTAAAAGTTTCCAAAATATACCAGGAGTTATTATGATCACCTCCTAATAAGGAGTATAGCAAAAAATATATTATTACTAATAATCGAAAAAAACAAATTAATAAGGAGGAAATGGAATGTTTATAAGAAGAAGGAAACACAACTATAAGGCAAGAGTAGAAACGAACTTAACCGAACTGAAACTATTACTGAATAAATTAAAAAGTCTATCAGCTTTAACGGAAAATAAACAAATCGAATTAAAAAAGAAAGTCAGTGAATATGAAAGTTTGGTCAAACAAACTGAAAACATTATTAAACGGATAAACAATTTTAAAGTGAAAGCGAAAATAAGAAAAGGTGACGAATAAACGCCACCCTGAAAGATTAAGAAATTTTCATTTCAGTTTTACATTTAGGACATTTAGCTTTTGATTTATTCAAATTCACTTTGTACTTCTTACCACAGTTCATACAGTGAATTTCAAAATTCTTAGTAAAGTCGTCCAACGCTTTTTCTAAATCTTTCATACCTTTTACTTTAGCACTCATGCACAACACCTCCCTTCACAAAGGGATAACGACATTATACACGAAAGGAATGATGACCATGAACACTAAAACATGGTGGACTATGAAAGATCTTGAGATAGAAACGAGTAAATCTCGTAACTGGTTAAAAGCTAACATTTTAGAAGTTCCAGTATTCAAAAAAGAGATTGAAACATTTGCACATTATCCAATCAATAACAATGACGAATATAGATTTATCGGAAGTAAAATGAAACAATTTTTAGAAGATAAGTTTCATATGATTTTCAGTTAAAGGAGGTGATATCAATGAGCGACGAAATGGCGACATACTGGTTTAACTACTTATATGAACGTGGACTTATACACGAAGTATTGAGAGAAGAAGGTATTATAGCACCCTTAGAAAAAGATGGAGATAAAAAAACAGCAAGTGAAAAAAGGGGTGAAAAAAATGAGTAAAGAATATGCAAGCTATCTAATAGCAACATTTATTTTTACGGTACTAACGATTGTACTACTACCGTTCTTATACTTCACAACAGCAATAGCAGTAGGCGCATTCGCAAGTATCGTAGCATTCATTTTCTACAACAACCACTTTTTTCGACAAATAAAAAAGACTGAGACTTGCGCCAACAAGTAACAGTCAATAACGAAATATAACTTAATTAAAATATACGAAATATAACGGAGGTCGTCAAGTATGAAAAATAAATACGCAATTAGAAAACTAAGTGTCGCAGTAGGTTCAGTAATCATAGGAACAACTTTATTTGTTAGTGGAGAGGCTAAAGCAGATGAAATTAAAACGAACGACGGAACAGTGCAACAAAACGAAGTTGCTCAAGAGCCAACGAAAGAGACACCTAAAACGCAAAATGAAAATGTAGAACAAAATAACAACCAACAAACACAAGTTGAAACTAAACAAGAAAATCAACTGCCACAATTTATTACTAATTCAGAAGTAAAAACAGAAAAAGATGATAACGGACAAACACCTATTTGGAGTAAACAACAAGTTAACTACGAATGGAATGCAACACAATATAAAAAAGGCGATGTCATAAATTTTGATTTGCCTAAAGAAGTGAGATTAGCAAACGAACAAAATTTTGATTTGAACACGCCAGACAATATCACTATAGGTAGTGTTAACGCAACAACAAATGGTGCTGTAACAGTTAATTTAAAAGATGAGAACAACTATTTAGCTACACATCAAAACACACAAGGTTGGATTAAATTCGAAACAATGTTCAATCGTGATGTAGTGAAAGACGATCAACCATTCGAAATTAAAGTTGGAGATAAAACATATAAAGGTTTTATCGCTAAAAACGAAGCAAATAAAACTCCTTTACAAAAATTCGGCTACATTGACGACGACAAAAAAATTAGATGGGACGTTAACGTTAATTTCGACCAACAAACCATTGATAACGCTAAAGTGACAGATACTTTAGGCGAAGGGCAAACGCTAGATGAGGACAGTGTAGAAGTATACGAGTATGACACTGATACAAACAAAGCAACTGGTACTTATGCTAAAGATAAATGGAAACTTACACCAACGACAAACGGTTTTGTTATCGACTTTTTAGAACAAATCAAATCTAGTTATCAAATCGAGTACACTACAATGCCATTAAGAGGCTTAAATAAACCATATCAAAACAGCGTTGAATTAACTGGGACTGGTTACGATACAGCATCTAAAACGGTTGATAGTGAGGTGTCTAATAGTGATGGTGGAGGAGAAGGCAATATGATACCAGAAAAGCCGAGCGAGCCAGAGCAACCACAACCAGAGGAACCAAGTGAACCAAAACGACCAGATGTTGAAACGCCAGAAAATCCAGAACCTAATGAACCAAATGAACCTGTACAACCAAAACCGGAAGAGCCAAATAAACCAAATGTGCCAGAACCAAATACACCAGAGGTTCCAGACACACCAGAACAACCAGATGTACCTAAAACGGATGAACCAGAACAACCTAATAACGAAACGCCTGAAACACCGAAATCAGAAACACCAAAAAATGAAATTCCTAACAAATCAGAAACGCCAAATACACCTAGAGAAGAGATACCAAACAAACCTAATACAGAAACGCCATACAAAGCAAATAAAGAACATTTAAATACGCCGAATAGTATTAATCCAAAAGAGTTAAACAACGCTAAAAAAGAGGTTTCTGTAACACCTCAAAAGCACGTTTCAGATAAACCAAAACAACAAATGAAAAACCAAAAAGAAAGCGAAAGTAAAACTTTGCCAGAAACAGGACAATCAAGCACAAACTACACATTGCCAATACTAACGTTTATCGGTGGTTTGCTTTTAACTAGAAAATTAAAAGCCAACAAGGAGGACAAATAAATGTATTACAAAATAGGAGACGTCGCACAAAAAGTTATCAGATTTGAGGGCTTTGACTTCAAATTGGCAGTGAAGAAACAAGACTATGGCGTGTTGATTAGCATTTTAGATTTAGAAGGCAGATATGTAGCAGGTATGAATATCGAAGAAGAGAGCGACATATACGTTGCTACAGACAATCTACAACAAGCTATGCGCGAATGGATTGAAGAGAATACTGATGAAAGAGACCGACTAATGAATTTAGTCATGGAATGGTGATTGGTATGAAACATACATTATTAAGAATTGCTAATGAATTAAATGAGTTGCTTTTATATTCAGATATAGAGGCGTGGTGTCAATTTAAAAAGAAAGAGGATGGAATTGTCATGGTTGATTTCACACATTTTGATGAACGCTACAGACATTCAAACAAATCTTTAATGATTTACCCTCACTACTCCGACGAAGAGGCTCAAGAATTATATGAAGAAATGAAACGTGTTATTGCAGGGGAGGAACTGATCAATGAATGAGTTACAAGCACAAGAATTAGAAAACATTGAACAAGATGAACGATTTAAAGTTACCGATTTAGATAGCGCTAATTGGGTGTTTAAGAAGTTAGACGCAATTACTACTAAAGAAAATGAAATTAATGAGTTAGCAGATAAAGAAATGAAACGTATCAAGTCATGGCAAGAAAAAGAAGTAGAGAAGTTACAAAGTAGCAAAGAATATCTACAAAGCCTAGTGATTGAGTATTTCAGAATAGAAAAAGAGAAAGATAACAAATTCAAACTTAACACTCCATACGGTAAAGTGTCGGCTCGTAAAGGCTCAAAAGTTATTCAAGTGAGCAACGAACAAGAAGTGATTAACCAACTTGAACAACGTGGCTTTAACGACTATGTAAAAGTGACTAAGAAACTAAGTCAATCAGATATTAAGAAAGACTTCGGCGTAACTGAAAATGGCACATTAATCGACGCTAACGGCGAAGTTTTAGAAGGTGCAAGCATTATCGAGAAACCGACATCTTACACGGTAAAGGTGGGAGATTAGATGAATAGATCAGAATCAATTGTCGAATTAAACAAAGCATTAGCTAACTTTCATAAAGAAGTTAAACAACCTATGAAAGATGCTAACAATCCGTTTTTTAAAAGTAAATACGTACCACTAGAAAACGTTGTTGAAGCTATAGATGATGTAGCGCCCAAACATGGTCTTACCTATACACAATACCCAGTGACTACAGAAAATGGACTGGTTGGAATATCGACAGTATTACTTCATGAAAGTGGCGAATATATCGAGTTCCCGCCAGCAACAACTAAACCAGATAAGAACACGGCACAGGGCGTTGGTTCAGCTTTAACATACATGCGTCGTTATTCATTAAGCGCAGTTTTTGGAATTACGAGTGATCAAGACGATGACGGTAATGAGGCGAGTGGAAAGAATAATAAAAGCAAACAAACACAACCACAAAAAGCGAGTAGTCAAACCATAGGCACATTAAAAAAAGAAGTCCTTAACTTCACAAACTTGATTAAAGGTACTGAAAAAGAAGTGCCACAAAACGTTGTTGAACAACGATTTGGAGTTAAAAACTACAATCTAACAGAAAATGAAGCGGTACAAATAATCAATAAAATACAAAACAATGCAAAAACAATAACTGGAGGTAACGAATAATGTTAAACAGAGTTGTATTAGTAGGAAGATTAACAAAAGACCCAGAATTCAGAACAACGCCTAATGGTGTAAGTATTGCAACTTTCACACTAGCAGTTAATCGTACATTCACTAACGCACAAGGAGAACGTGAGGCAGATTTTATTAATTGTGTTGTTTTTAAAAAACAAGCAGACAACGTAAATAACTATTTATCAAAAGGCTCATTAGCTGGTGTTGACGGAAGATTACAATCACGTAGTTATGAAAATCAAGAAGGACGTCGAGTGTTTGTAACTGAAGTTGTATGCGACAGTGTCCAATTCCTAGAACCAAAGAATAGCAATCAATCAAACAACCAACAACAAAACGGACAAACGCAGTCTGGCAATAATCCTTTTAACAACGGAATGCAAAACGCAAGTGGTCCTATCGATATTTATTCGGAAGATCTTCCTTTCTGATGAGGTGTTTATATGAAAGAAATTTGGAAAGACGTTGTTGGTTATGAAGGAATTTATGAAGTCAGTAGTTGTGGAAGAATTAGAACACATAAAAATAAAACTACTTACACAGAGAGACATGGCTTTAGACATTGGAAACAGCGTTATTTAAAAGATAAAACTCCAAATGGTAGGGATATAAGAGTGTCACTTTGGAAAAACAGTAAACGTAAAGATTTTCTAGTGCATAGATTAGTAGCTTTGGCTTTTATACCACAAACAAAAGGTAAAGAATGCATTAATCACATAGACGGCAATCCTAAAAATAATAATGTAAAAAATCTTGAGTGGTGTACGCATTTAGAAAATAACAGACATGCTTTTAATACTGGTCTTATGACAACGAATATGAAAGTTAAATTAATTCAAATCGATTCAAGTATAGAGTTGGAATTTATTAGTATGGCTAGAGCAGATAACTGGTTGAAAAGAGCAAACGGTTATACAAGTAGCCGAATAAAAAGAGGTTGTAGCACTGTGATAGCTAAAGATAACACTGAATATAGGGTAGAGAAGTTGGTTTAAATGGCACAAATTACAAGTTATATCACTGAAGATGATGGCACAACAACTGTCGTCGTCAGAGGTGTAGAACTAGGCAATAAAGAAACACTATTACTAGATAACGGTATTAATGTCGATGTAGATATGAACATAATTGATCCGTTCAAGATAACGGACAAGCAACGCCGTAAGATATTTGCTCTCTGTAACGACATAGAGGCACACACAGGACAGCCCCGAGACTATATGAGGTATTTATTCCAGGAATATGTAAACGTTCTGTATGGCTATGATAAGCCCATCTCATTAAGTGATTGTACACGCACACAAGCTGGGCAAGTTATCGAAGTAACGCTTGATTGGATATTTGATAACGATATACCACTAAGCTACAAGACAAGTGACCTACTGAAAGAAGATAAAGCATTTCTCTACTGGTCAACAGTTAACAGAAATTGCGTCATATGTGGTAAGCCACACGCCGAACTGGCTCATTATCATGCAGTTGGTAGAGGTCGTAATAGGTGCAAGATTGACCATGCAGGCAATCAAGTATTAGCATTATGCCATTTTCATCACAAACAACAACATGATATGGGCATGGATAGTTTTAACGAAAAACACAAACTACAAAATAGCTGGGTCGATGTGGATTATAGATTGAACAAAATGCTGAAAGGAGAGAAGAAATGAGCAAACTACTCATAGACGATTATCCAATACAAGTATTACCAAAGTTAGCCGAAGAAATAGGATTAAACGAGGCTATCGTGCTACAACAAATGCACTATTGGCTTAATAACTCTAAACACAATTATGACGGTAAAAAATGGATATTTAATTCTTACGCATCATGGCACGAACAATTTCTTTTTTGGAGTGAAAGAACTATAAAAAGAATTATTCATAGTTTAGAAAAGCAAGGTTTATTATTAACTGGCAATTACAACAAGTATTCATTTGATAGAACGAAATGGTATACGATCAACTACAAAAAACTAGACGACATAATGGCACGACCATTGGGACAAAATGACCCGACACAAAGTGACAACTTGTCCCGTTCAGATAGTGACAATTTGTCCCGACCAATACCAGAGACTACAGAGACTAACAAACAGAGAGAGACAGACGACGTCTCAAAATCATTTAAATATATTAGCAATAATTTAGAGATTATAAATAATCCATTAAAAGCTGAACAAATAGAGTACGAAATAAAAGCATTTGAAAAAGACAAATTTGAAATAGTTAAATTAGCTACTGATTATTGCATAGAAAAAAGTAAAGGGCTTAATTACCTGTTAACTATTTTAAAAAATTGGAATAAAGAAGGCGTTACTGATGAAGAGAGTGCTAAAAACAAATTGAAACCACGTAATGCTAAAAAAGAAACTACTGATGACGTCATAGCACAAATGGAAAAAGAATTGAGTGATAACTAATGCCAATGAGTAAACAGCAAGCATTAGAGATTATCAAAAAAGTTAGATATGTATACAACATTGACTTTGATAAACCTAAATTAGAAACATGGATTGATGTATTAAGTGAAAACGGAGATTACAAACCTACTGTGAGAGCTGTAGACAGCTATATAAACAGCAACAACCCTTACCCCCCTAACTTACCATCAATTATGCGTAAAGAGCCTAAAAAGGTATCTATAGAGCCTGTAGATGAAGAAGTAGTTACACACCAATGGAAAATGAAGAATGACCCAGAATATGCTAGGCAACGAAAGATTGCTTTAGACAGGTTCAAAAGTAAGTTAGCAGAGTTTGGGGGCGATGATTAATGAATTACGGACAACAAGAAATTGAAAGTACCATTATCGCCTCTCTACTTAAACAACCGGATATTTTAGAAAAAGTACGTGTTAAGGGTTATATGTTTACTGACGAAAGGTACAAAGCATTTTTTGAATATGTAATGGATGTTGGAAAGGTAGATCATAGCGAACTTTATTTGAAAGCGACAAACGATAAATCATTTTTAGATGTAAATACAATTACTAAACTATATAACACTGATTTCATCGGCTACGGTTTCTTTGAAAGATACCAACAAGAATTGGTTGAACGCTATCAAATCAATAAAGCTAATGAGCTAATCAATGATTTTAAACAGGATAACACAACTCAAAACTTTAATAACTTGATAGATGAACTAAGAGACTTAAAAACAATCACTGATACCAAAGAAGATGGCACAAAAAGATTTGTCGAAGAATTTGTTGAAGAGTTATACAGTGATACCCCTAAAAAGCAAATTAAGACTGGTTATAAGCTCATGGATTACAAAATAGGGGGATTAGAACCATCACAACTTATCGTCATCGCAGCACGCCCCTCTGTAGGTAAAACAGGTTTTGCATTAAACATGATGTACAACATAGCAAAAGGTGGTTATAAAACATCATTCTTTAGTTTAGAAACGACAGGAACATCAGTTTTGAAACGTATGTTATCAACTATCACTGGCATTGAGTTAACTAAGATTAAAGAGATTAAAAACTTAACGCCAGATGACTTAACTAAATTAACAAATGCAATGGATCAAGTCATGAAGTTGAACATAGATATTTTTGACAGAAGTAACATCACGCCACAAGACATTAGAGCACAAGCTATGCGTCATTCAGATGAGCAACAAGTAATATTTATCGACTATCTGCAATTGATGGACACTGATGCCAAGATAGACAGACGTGTTGCCGTTGAAAAAATATCACGTGACTTAAAAATTATAGCGAATGAGACAGGCGCAATCATCGTCTTATTGTCACAGCTTAATCGTGGTGTTGAATCAAGACAAGACAAACGACCAATGTTGTCTGATATGAAAGAGTCCGGAGGTATTGAGGCAGACGCCAGTTTGGCAATGCTACTCTACCGTGATGACTACTATAACCAGGATAACGAAGAAGACACGACAGGTAAGTCAATCGTTGAGTGCAACATAGCTAAGAATAAAGATGGTGAAACAGGCGTTATAGAGTTTGAATACTTCAAAAAGACACAGAGGTTTTTTACATGAACATGATGCAGTACAAAGAATTGTTGAAAAAACTTTATGAAGAAACTAAAGATACTGATCCAATTGTCGCAAGAATATATATCGAGACAGGTTGGGCAATCAATCGACTACTAGAACGTAATGAAATAACTGTATTTGATGATTATGACAAAGTGAAAGACAAGATTATGAATGAGACAAAATGGAGGCATGCAGATGGCACTTATCGAAAAGTATTACCTCTACAGAGATGATGGAACAGAAGAAATAAAAGTAATCAAAGAAACAAGTGACCAAAATATCGTTTATTCGCTAAATAGAGCTCATTTTAGCGACGATTATAAAATTATGACTGATAGTGAGATAAAACGATTTAAAGGCACACACGGGCTTTTATATGAGCGTGAGCTAGGTTTACAAGCAACTATATTTGACGTGTAGGTGTAGAGATGAGCAAATACAACGCAAAAAAGATTGAGTACAAAGGAATTGTGTTCGATAGCAAAGTTGAATGTGAATATTACCAATATTTAGAAAATAAAATGAATGGTGTTCAATATAACAAAATAGAAATACAACCGAGATATGAATTAATACCCAAAGTGAATAAACAACGTAAGACAGAATATATCGCAGATTTTGCGCTATATCTCGATAATGAATTAGTTGAAGTTATAGACGTCAAAGGAATGCCCACAGAGACAGCTAAATTAAAAGCTAAGATGTTCAGATATTTATATCCCGATGTAGCTTTAACGTGGATATGTAAGGCTCCTAAGTACACTGGGCAAGAGTGGATAACTTACGAAGAATTAATAAAGGTAAGACGCGAAAGAAAACGAGAAAAGAAGTGATGATATGGAAGAACAAGCATATATTAACGCAACATTTAACGTAAGGATACCAACATATGTTCAAAGTGGTACCTACGCACAAATAGATAATGCAAAAGAAAGTTTAGCAAGTTATTTATATGACAATCCAGCAGAAATATTAGAATACGAAAACATGCAAATTAGGTCAGTAGATGTTGACATTGAATAGAAAAGATTTAACACATGCCCAAGTTAATTTTTACGGTGAGCGAAAAACGTTGGAAGAATTATCAAATGAGTATGAAATAAATTTAAAAACGCTAATTTCAAGATATAGAAAAGGTGTCAAAAACGAAAAGATTTTATTGAATCCTAAAAAACCAGAGGTTCTAGTAAATGGCAAAGTGATGAACATCGATGAAATATCTAAAGAGGCAGGAAAATCAAGAAGTACAATTTATTACCGAATCAAAAAGGGATACAAAGAAGATGTTTTAGTTTCTCCAAAGATAAATTCAGATTAAAAAATGAAGAAAGTAGAGGTTTAAAAATGGCAGGTAAACATTCAAAAATAAAAATTGATGGAAAATATGGCACTGTTCTCGAATTTTCGTTGAAATACGGAGTACCAATATCCACTATCCTAACAAGGTATAACAGAGGTATTAGAGGTGAAGAATTAATAATAGGCAAAATAGAAAGAGCGCAAAAATTCGATGTTAACGGCGAAATGCTAACAATAAAAGAAATTGCTGAAAAAGCAGGGGCTACTGATAGCGCTATATACAATAGGATTAAGCAAGGTTATAAAGGCGACGCTTTGATTATGCCTACAATGTATGCAAATGAAAAAGATAATGATTCTAGACGAATAACAAAAGAAGATTTAAGAATAATTGCAGAGGCAGAGGCAAGGCACGAACAAGCAATTAGAGACAGAAAACGCGCTAAACAAAAAGTGAGAGAAAAAGAAAGACTAGCAATGATAGCTAAGCACAGAGTACGTAGTGATTGGTTTGTACATTTAGAAAAGAATGACATATTCCCAAAAGTGAAGAGAGGTTAAAACAATGGCAGAAAAACTATTAATTTCAGAACTAGAATACGACGACACTATTACAGTATACGACTTTGGTAAAAGTGAATGGACAAAAGGAATTACAGTCATTGGCTATGTAGTAGATTTTACAGCCAGAGACTTTGATACACCAGTAGCAGTTATTAAGTCGGGGAATGCAGTATATGAGATTACAGATGACAATTCATTTACTAAAAGGATTAAAACATATGCAGATACACGAGCTAAATAAAGATGATGAGATTTGGTTCAAGTATCCAAACGCGACTATATCGTTTCCAGCTAAAGTTATTGAGCTTGAATGGAATTTTGAGGGCGAGCCAATTGCTAAAACAAGGGTAGGAACAGAAATTGTTTATATAGACGACAATTTCGACATAGTAAAAGTATAGGAGTGAAGACGTGGAAAAAGATAATGTAAATCAACCAGAGCATTACACATACGGCAATATTGAAATTATAGATGTAATAGAGCAAATCACGAAAGAGTACCCACCAGAATTGGCATTTGCAGTAGGTAACGCAATTAAATATCTTGCTAGAGCTAATCACAAGAACGGCAAAGAAGATATAGCTAAAGCTAAATGGTACGTACAACGTGTGTTTGATAAGTGGGAGGGATAAATGAGACCACTTAACGATACGATCAAACAAAAGTATAGACACGACACACAAGGTAAGTCGCTATCACAAATAGAGCGTGAGTTGCGCGCAAAGGGTATCAACTGTTTTGTGATAAGTGCTAGTGGGCGCAAGGTAACAGCGATAGTTAGTAAGGTGGATAAGATGAAGAATAGGGAGTGTTTGAAGTGACAGAAAAAGAATTGCTATTAAGACATTCGGCACTCATTGTTAAAGACTTATTCAAATCGTTAAACACAGTAGTAAATAAATATTATAAATTCAGTGACACAAGTTATAAAAGTGAAGTTGGCACAAGTCAATATTGGAAAAGTGTAGCTGGTATGGAACAAATGCAGTTGGAAATTGAGCAATTACTAGAGCAGTTGAAAGCTATGGATGAAATAACTAATTGGAACAGTAAGTTGCACCAAGATAGATATAAATTTGTAGAGAAGTATTCAGAAATATTAACACGATACGAGGAGTGGGAACAATGGTAAAGATTAAAACTAAAAAATTGATGACGCTACCGGAATTGATACAGTGGGGCTGGGATAACGAGATAGAAAATGAACATTATGTCAGTAATGTAGATGAGGCTTCTATTTATTTTGATAAGCAGAGTTTTGTTGAGATAGATTGTGAAATTGATAAAACAGAAACATTCACAGTAGAAGTTGAAGATGAGATTACGGAGTTTACTGATTTAGATAACTTGGTCGAAATCGTTGAAAATTCTTGTGGTTATTTGAAGTTTATGAAATATTCTTTTCCTATTAGTATTAGAAGATGTATAAAAAATAACCCGGATGCAATGACATCAAAAGCATTTCACATCTTAAATAAGGATATGACTATGACACTTATTTGGAAAGATGGAAAGTTGGTGGACTGATGAACGCAAAAACTAAATTTCATGTGAGCGTAATGGACGCAAGGTTGAAGAAGATGAGAGAAGAACGTGACAGTTTCGAAAAGCAACGAAATGAGTTGTTGAATGACATGAAAGAGACTAAGTTTAAGGCTGAATTGTTTGATGAATTATTGAATAGCTTTAGCGATAATTTATTAATTTATGGTGCACTTGCAAAGTCACTAGTTGATAGATACGAAATAAACAAAGATTTGGAGAGTGAAGAGTGATGTGGAAATTCGTACATGTTGAATATTCTGATGGAGATAAGACAACTTATAAAAAAGGCTGGACAAAAACAACAGATGAATTTTTAGAACACGCAGATGTTGATGATCAAGTTGTTGTTTCAAGGGGATATTTTGACGTATTAAAAAATAAGTTAGAAGCATTTGATGATATAAAAGAATCATATCGAAAATCAGAATCACCCGAACAATTCGGATTTATGGTAGCGGATATTTTAGAAAAAATATTGGAGTGTGAAGAGTGATGAGCAACCAAATTAATATAGATACCGTCGTTAGAATATTAAAAATGAGCAAAAACGATATAGGTTTTTGGGATGTAATGAGTGAATTTGATGATGAAAAAGATGAGGAATTTTTTTGAATTTGTTGTAGAATATGCTGATGAATTTGAAAGATTTCTTAACGCCACTTTATCGCATGTTATGGACAGATTAAAAATAAGAATAGCGTTTGCTAAAAACGGGGAGGGACAGCCGAATGAATAACGTATTACAAGTTAAATTATTAAGTGATAACGCAACAATGCCACAACGTAACCACGACACAGACGCTGGCTATGATATATTCTCAGCTGAAACAGTGGTATTAGAACCACAAGAGAAAGCAATTATCAAAACTGATGTAGCAGTGAATATATCACAAGGCTATGTAGGATTATTAACAAGCAGAAGTGGTGTAAGTAGTAAAACACATTTAGTGATTGAAACGGGCAAGATAGATGCAGGCTATCAAGGTAATTTGGGGATTAATATTAAGAATGATAATGAAACGCTAGCAAGTTACGATTCATTCAGTTTTATCTCTTCAGCTTTAGATATTGCAAACAAAAATATACAAATGGATTCGGGTTTCGAAGATGAAGTAATGATTGGTACGTATCAAATCAACAAAGGCGATAAGTTAGCGCAATTGGTTATTGTGCCGATATACACACCAGAATTAAAACAAGTGGAGGAGTTTGACAGTGTTTCAGATAGAGGAGAAAAAGGGTTCGGATCAAGTGGAACAAAATAAAGATATATTAACTAAGGTAAAGGAGATACTAAATAAATGACACAGTTTCTAATTAGAGAGTTTCAAGATAGTACAGGCTATCCGTTTATAGATGTGGAGAAGAGCAGAGATAATGAGACGTTTGCCATTGTAGAGGCAGAGAGTATGCAAGAGGCTAGACGTAAATATGAGGAGGGTAAAGATGATTAAACGAATAGTACATACAATCTTTTTGTTATGCATGTATGAGTTAGGAAAGTTTTTGATGAATTCTTTCTTAATTTGGTGGCAAAGTGATGATGCAGTAGATTTAGCACCAATTGATTTTGTAGATGGAGATCATGAACATTTGAATAAGGTATTCAGACCAGAGGTGAGTGATTGATTATGTGGTTGATTATAGCGATTGTATTAGCAGTCATTGTATTAATCCTCATAGCAAACAATGGAATGCTGAGAAACGAAAATGAAAGCTTGAGATATGCTAACGTTTATCTATTCACTAGATTTGTCAGAGACAACGGAGAACAAGGAATTATAGAATTAGAAGAAGCCATGGAAGATATATCAAAGAAGTTTAAGTAGTGGAGGTATTACATGCATACGACGCACGATATTAAACCAGGAACATTTAAATATATTGAGTCAGAGATATATAATCTACAAGAAAATAAGAAAGAGATTAACAGATTAAGACTTGAGATACTTAATCCTTTAAAAGAAACAGATACAAATATTATTTATGGACCATTACAGAAAGGTGAGCCTGTAAGAACAACTGAGCTGATGGCTACACGTTTACTAACTAATAAGATGTTACGTAATTTAGAAGAAATGGTCGAAGCAGTTGAGTCCGAGTATGAACGATTACCCGAAGAACATAAAAAAGTTATACGATTGAAATATTGGAATAAAGATCGGAAGTTGAAGATGGAACAGATAGGCGAAGAGTGTCATATGCATCGTAATACAGTAACAACAATAAGAAGAAACTATGTTAAGGCAGTAGCTATGCATGTTGGCATTAAATAAAATGTTGTGCAAAGATTGTGCAAAAGGCCTACAAATCTGTAGTAATATGTTAGTATCAAGAAAATATATACTTATTATTAAGGCGCATCACATATTAGTGATGTGTCTTTTTATATGTACTAGGATATTAATGGACTGTATATATAGAGCGCACATAGATTAAAGCACCGTATATAAATTGACGTGGCTTATTAATGAGTGTGTATTAGATGCAGATATAAAGGATAGGACAAGTGATAATAACTTTGAGAGTATCTACTAAAACTATTATATCAACCTCATTCATCTAACATGTTTAAAGATTTATATAAAGTTTGAAGTACAAAAAATAATTCAAAGTTCAAGTTAATTATTTCAAATTGATTTATTGTTCATTAACTTTAAAGACAAAATGATTTGAATGAAGAAACAATTAATAAGTAAAAGATGATTTGAGTTTATATATTTAATATTTAGTTTTAGAAATGAACAACGAATAATTATATTTATTAATTAGATTTGATTATTAATTTTATTTGAAAGAAGTTGAAAACATTTTTGTTTAAAGAACCAAAAGTTAGATTAGGAAACAGAAGTTATAGTCAAAAGGAGTTACAAGACTATAGGAAAGCCAATGCTAAACGTTATAACCAAGACATTAGGTATAACAATGACAACAAGCGTTATACAGCTTTCTATCACAGTACACAGTGGCGTAGAACACGTGAACAGGTATTAATGCGTGATAATTATCTATGTCAACACTGCTTAGCTAATGGTATTGTTAACGACCGTAATCTAATTGTTCACCATAAGGTTGAATTGAAACGGGATTGGTCGAAAAGACTGGATATGGATAATTTAGAGGCAGTATGTAATACATGCCATAATAAAATTCACGGATTTAAATAATTTTATTATATTTAATTATTTTGAAGGGGTATCTTTTAACCCCCCGTCGCTCTAGTGTTCGAGTTAAACGAGCCGACCTTTTCTGCAACCAAATTCTAGAAATGAAATATTTTAAGGGTAAGTTTTACTGTTGGAGGTGATGGAATGGCAGGAAGAAAGCCTAAACTAAATGCTACAAAAGTAGGAAATCACAATAAAGAAGATTTAGAATTAGCTGAATTAAAGGAAAATGGATTGAAAAAGTTTGAAAAGTTATCAGTTGATAATTTGCCTATTGAATTAACTGATAATGCACAAAGAGAGTGGAAAAGAATAGTACCGTTATTGCAAGATTTACCAATCGCAGATTTAGACTTCACATTAATTAAGAAATATTGTGAATTAGTAGATATAAACGATAACGCTTACCACCAAATTCAAATTGTTGGTACTTTTGATACTGAAACAAATAAGAAAACTGGTGCTTTTGCAGTTTACATGGAGACCCTAAAAGAGTTACGTGCGATTTGTGGTTCATTAGGATTAACAATTGACTCAAGAATGAGAATAGTGGTACCAACACCAAACGAGCAAAAACAATCTGTATATGATGAATTTGGAATTGATGACGATGACTAGCGCATATGTTCCTAAGACAAATGAAGAATTATTAGATATACCGATTGAATATAAAGATGATGCATATAAATACTGTGTGAAAGTACTTTCGGGTGAATATATCACTTCTAAATACACAAGATTTGCTTGTATACGTCATTTGAAAGACATACACAGGTCAATAAATAATTCTGAATGGAATTATACCTATAAACCCAAACGCGCTAAAAAGGTTATTAAATTCATTGAGGCGTTACCTGATACAAAAGGCAACATAAACCAATTAGGTTTATTCCAAAAATTCATTATTGCAAGTGTACGTGGTTGGTTTACAAAAGATACTGACATGTTGCGTTTTAGAAAAGCGTTTATATCAATGGCTAGAAAAAATGGTAAGTCTATTTTAGTTTCTGGTCTTGTTTTATACGCTTTTTTATTCGATAGAGAACCTAAAGAAGGTAGACAAATGTTTACGGCTGCAAATGATAAATCTCAAGCAAGCATTGTATTTAATATGGTTGCTAAACAACTGATGTACTTTGTATCTAAAGTTCCAGAGCTAAAAAAAGATGTGAAAAAAGTACGAGAGCTACTAACACATATAAAAGATGGTTCATACATTCGTCCTTTGTCACGTGATACAGGTGCTGTTGATGGTTTCGAACCATTTTTAGCTGTTATAGATGAATACCATGCCGCTAAAACAAATGAAATGGTAGAACTTATAGAGTCTGGTCAAGGTAACTTACTACAATCAATGATTTTTATTATATCTACAGCAGGATTTAATTTGAACGCGCCTATGTATACTGATGAATGGCCGTATTCAAAAGATATACTTGATGATAAGTATGACGATGATGAGTATTTTGCGATTATCTTTGAACAAGATAATGAAGATGAGTGGCAAGATAAGTCACTTTGGGCAAAATCAAATCCATTAATCAATGAGACTGACGAATTAAAAGAACAAATTGAAGAATTTCTTGATAAACGTGTTGCTGAAGCAACTAAAAAGGGATCAATGTTTAGAGTATTAGTCAAAAACTTTAATTATTGGATGCAAGCTAGCGAAGAATCTTATTTAGACTTTAATGATTGGAAAAAGAATGAAGCGGATTTTGATATTAATGATACTAAAGTATATATAGGTCTTGATTTATCAAGAGCTGATGATTTAACTGCAGTCTCATTTATTCATTTAGACGAAATAAAGAAACAATATTATGTTACGTCACATTCATTTGTCGGTACTAAAGGTGGACTGCAAGGAAAGATTGAAAGAGATCTTATAGATTATCGACAATTAGCACATGATGGATATTGTACTATTACAAATTTATCTAGCGGAATTATTAATACTAACCAAGTATTAGATTATATTGAAAACTACATTAGTAAATATAATTTAGATGTGCAGGCAGTTTGTTATGACCCTTACTCAATACATGGTGTTTTAGCCGAGATAGAAAGGCGTGAATGGTACTATGACTTATATGAAATTAGACAAGGTCCACAAACGTTATCTAATCCTAATTTAGATTTCAGATTAAATGTTATTAATGGTGATATTAAACATCATACAAATCCATTATTAGATATAGCTGTTAAAAATGCAGTTGCAAAAAATGTTAATGATTCTATTATGATTGAAAAGAAAATGAACAGACAAAAAATCGATCCATTAATGGCAACAATATTTGCTTATGTAATCGCATGTGAACATGAATGGGACGTAGAAACGATAATGCCATTATTTATTTAAGGAGGTGTTAAATTGGTAAAGTTTCTATATGCTTTATTGATTATTATTATTTTTCTAATTGGTTTAATAAGTGCCTTGTATGGTTTATATATTATATGGAAACCTTTAGCATACATTATTGGTGGCACATTGTTAGTGTTAATATCAATAGTGCTAAATCAAAACTATGATCATCCACCTAATAAAGGAGGTGGGAGTTAGTTATGCCATTACTAGATTTAGGATTTAGTAGTAAAACAGATAAAATGAATAGAGACCTTGAACGTCTTTTATATTGGCAAGAACACGGAATACACGCAAGTTATACTGGCATAAATGCCTTACGTAATAGTGATATATTTACAGCTACTAGAATTATTTCGGCTGATATAGCCAGTACAAAATTAAAAGTAAAAGGCCATGAAAAAAATGAAGTAATGGATGATATATTGAAATTATTTAATGATAATCCACATACTGATTTACCAGGTTGGCACTTTAAATTTATCATCATTGCTAATATGTTATTGAATGGTCAATCCTTTGTTGAAATTATCAGAAATAAAAATAACTTTCCAATAGGCTTTTTCTTTTTACATAACGATCTAGTTGGAATAGAAGAAAAAGATGGAGATGTTATTTATAATGTTAGTGAAGATTTTGAAGGTAATGCATCTAAAATAACAAGTGATGACATCTTACATTTTAGATATATAACACTTGATGGTTATGTTGGTTATAGCCCTTTGTATGCATTGGCTCATGAAATAGGTATTTCTCAAGGTTCTAAAAGTTTTTTACGCAACTTCTTTGATAATGGTGGAACATCAACATCAGTATTAAAATACAAAAAAGGTCAAATTAGTGCTGAGCAGTTAAAAGAGTTAAAGAAAGATTTTGCGAAAAGTCAATTAAGTAGCAATAATGGTCTCGTTGCTATTGATGATACGATGGAATTTAGTCGATTACAGATACCAACAGAAGTATTGAACTTTTTAAACAGTTATAAATTCAGCACAACACAGGTAGCTAAAGCATTTGGCTTACCAGTATCAAAATTAGGTATTGAAACAGTAAATACATCTATAACACAAGCAAACCTAGAGTATCTACAAAGCACATTAGATCCTATTTTTAAAATGATGATAGCAGAATTAGATACAAAAATATTTAGATTTATTGATAATGAATTTGAACTAGAATTCGATTCATCTAGACTTATCGATATTGACCCTGAATTACAATTACAGAGAATTACTGAATTGCATAGTAAAGGTATTATCACTACTGATGAAGCACGTAGTGTATTTGGTTATCAACCAATTGATTATGGAGACCAACCATTAGTTGACTTAAACCGTGCACCACTGAATACGTTAGAAACTTATCAGAAATCAAAAATTAATAAAGAAATTGAAAAAAACGCCTCTATAGGAGGTGATTTTGATGAGCAATAGCAATGTTGATACTGGACAACAGGAAATGGTTATTGAAGGTTACGCAATATTGTTTAATACTTTGAGTGATGACTTAGGCGGTTTTAGAGAAATAGTTTCACCTAATGCGTTAGATAATGTAGATATCAGTGATGTTAAGTGTTTAATCAATCATAGCTTTGATCACATTATTGGTCGAACACAAGCAGGAACATTGGAGTTAGAAGTTGATGACAAAGGATTGTACTTTAAATGTTATTTACCTAATACTTCATATGCGAGAGATATATACGAAAACATTAAAGCTGGTAATGTTAACCAATGTAGTTTTTTCTATACATTGCCCGTAAACGATACAACAGCTCGTACATGGTCGCGACAAGATGGTGAGTATGTCCAAACAATCAACAAAATTGATGAATTGATTGAAGTGAGTGTTGTAACAGTTCCTGCTTATAAAGATACATCGGTTGAAGTAGGACAGCGTACAAAGTCGTTTGAAAAATTTAAAGAATTAGAACAAATTAAAATAGCATTAGATTTGGAAAGCCTACGTTTTGAAACGTAAGGCTATTTTTTATAGAAAATTTTAATAAAGGAGTGTAATAAAATGGCGAGTAATTTAGAAAGTCGTAAAGAAGAGCTTAATAATTTAATTAGAAAAGCTCAAGAAGCTGTAGAAAAAGGCGACCTTGAAACTGCACGTTCACTAAAGGCTGATATTGATGCTCAGAAGAAAGAATATGAAGAGTTACAAAAAATTTCTGAGGAAATTGAGGCGTCAATGCCTAAACAAGAAGAGTCAAAAGAAGTTGTCACAGAAAAAAGTGACGACAACCGAGATAAAACAGAAGGTAAATCTTCAGAAGAACAACTAACTCAACCACCTGCTGACGATAAACCAGTAGAAGAACCAGATAAAAAAGATAAAGACGATGATGAAGAAAAAATAGAAATGCCTGACATTGAAAAAGTTGAAAAACCAACTGAAGATGAATTAGATGAAGAAAAAGAAAAAAAGAAAAAAGAAGGAGCGAAAAGATCTATGAAAATTAATACTAAACAAGAAACAAATGAAGAAATTTTAGCTTTTGAACAATACATGAAAACAAAAGGACAAAAACGAGATAACGTTAAATCAGATGATGTTGGTGTAACTATTCCAGAAGATATTAAATATATCCCTGAAAAAGAAGTTAATACTGTTCAAGACTTATCTGAACTAGTGCAAAAAACTTCGGTTTCTACAGCAAGTGGTAAATATCCAATTTTAAAACGCGCAAATGCTAAATTTAATACTGTGGCTGAATTAGAGAAAAATCCTGAATTAGCGCGTCCAGAATTCGAAACAATTAATTGGGAAGTACAAACTTATCGTGGCGCTATTCCTATTTCGCAAGAAGCACTTGATGATTCTGTAGCTAATTTAACTGCTATTGTATCAGAAAATATCAATGAACAAAAAATCAATACATTGAATGAACGTATTGGTGAAGTATTAAAATCATTCAATCCTACTTCGGTTTCAAATGTTGATGATTTAAAAGAAATTATTAATGTTAAACTAGACCCTGGATATGACCGTCAAACCATTTGCACACAAAGTTTCTATCAAAAATTAGATACATTAAAAGATGGAAATGGTCGTTACTTATTGCAAGATAGCATTATTAATACAGCTGGTAATACAGTGTTGGGTATGAATGTAACTGTTGTACGCGATGACTTATTAGGCGTTAACGGTGAGGCAAAAGCATTTATTGGTGATATTAAACGTGGAGTATTATTTGCTGATCGTACTGATATGTCAGTTCAATGGATTGACAATGAAATTTATGGTAAATACTTAATGGGTGCGTTCCGTTTTGATGTAAAACAAGCTGATAAAAATGCTGGTTTCTTCGTCACTTTTGAAGATAATAAAGAAGATATCGGAGTATAAAGTAGGTGAGTTCAATGTTTAACATTGATGATATAAAAAGCATAAAAAAGGCTATACGTGTTGACCATGATTTCGATGATGATTTAATTAAATATGTATATTTGCCTAGTGCAATTAAAGAAGTTAAAACGGCAGTGTCTCTTAAAGAAGATGCTCCGTTTTTCTTTAACAATACAGTATTTAATCTGGCTGTTTTAAATATCGTAGCACATCACTATGATAATCGTTCTACTACTTCTAATGAGCAGTCTTTCGATATGCCATCGTCATCTATGAAGTTAGTACAAACATTACGTAGTGATCTAGTTAAATGGCGTCAAGACAATATTGAGGTGACAAATAATGAACCTTAATCAACTAGATTATAGAGTCGTTTTTTATGATGTAACTAATGATGGTCCTGAAGCGGGTATGAATGAATGGAAAGAAGTATATAGCTGTTTTGCTGGTTTGTATGAGCCTACACAAAAAGATGTACAATTAGGTAACTTAGAATTAAGTAAAAAATCAGTGACATTAAATATCAGGAATGCACAACCACAATTTGTTCCAACTGTTAATCAAACGTTTGAAATCAAAAACGGTATATATGCAAGAATGTCATTTAACATTAAAAATGTCGCACCCGCTAAAACACCTAACTATATTAAAATTGTAGGTGAAGAAGAGTGAAATTAACTATAAAAGGAGAAAAAGAGCTACAACAGGAACTTGAAAGACGATTTGGAAAAAATAGAATGCAAAAAGTTGTAGACTATGCTTTAACTAAAGCTGCTGGTGTAGTTGCTTCAATTATCGCTAGAGATATGAAAAGTTTTGCTGATACTGGTAAATCAGTAAAAGCAACTTCAGTTTCTAAACCTCAAACTATTGGTGGTGTTAGACAAGTCAAAATTCATTGGAATGATGGAAGTAGTGGAGAACGCTATAGAATTATACATCTTAATGAATATGGGCATTTTGATCGCTCAGGAAAATGGGTTAACACTGCAGGTAAAGGCGTTATAGATAATGCAATGAGAAAAGGTAGACAAACTTACTTTGATACAATTAAGTCTGAGTTATCTAGGAGATTATAGATGGAAGATATTACTATGAAAATATATAATGCGATTGTTGAAAATGAAGAAATTATGAGACATGTTCAAAAAAATAACATTAAATTCTTTGATTATCCAAACGCACAAGAAATTAAAGATGTGGTAATTGTGATTGATCCATTAGATACACCAACGCCGAGAGATTTTGCAGATAACGATAATTTAACTTATGAATATTTTTATCAAATTGATGTATTTGTTAAACAAAATATAGGAATAAACGGACGAGTTCTATCAGATAGACTCGTTTTTTTATTGCAAAGAATCATGTGGGAACAATTAGGTTTTGGTGAAACTTCATCAATGAAACCAGAATATATAAAAGAGTTCAATATATACCGACAAGCTAAAAGATTTGAAGGTAAACAATATTATAAAATTTAGGAGTGTTTAAATATGGCAGAAAAAAATTATAGATCTTTTACAGGATTAACAGAATTTTACTACAAGGTACATGGCGAAGAAGTAAAAGCTGTTACAGACCCAGAACGTATTAAATTTTTACAAGAAATTTCAGTATCAAAAGACCAAGATATCGAAAAAGCATATGGTGATAACCAAGTTGCAGAAATGGCTGTTGCTAACGGAACAATTGAAGTAGAGGCAGGTTTCCATAAACTTCCGTTAGAAGACAGAGTAGCGTTATTTGGTTTAGAGCGTTCCAAGGATGGTATTGTTTCAGTTGGAAATGATACACCACCTTATGTAGCAGTAATGTTTGCAAAAACTATGGAAGATGGTTCACGTGAATATGTTGGGTTGCCAAAAGGTATGTTCACATTCCCTGAACTAGAAGGCAAAACAAAAGAGGATGGTGTAGAGTTCAGTTCAGATTCTACTAAAGCTGAATTTATGCAAGCACCAGTAGCAGGCTTTGAAGAAGAAAAAGCAATGTTATTAGGACACGACGCAAAAGGTTCAACTGTTATGCGAGACGCTATTTGGAACGCTGTGTTTGGAAAAAACACGTCGAACGATGACACTACAACTGAAAGCCCTGAAACAGAATTAGGAGCATAAGTAGGAGGTACATTATGGCTAAAAAGAAATTTGAAGTTTTGCACAAGTTTGTTGATTTAGAAGATAAAAAGAAAGTTTATAACATAGGTGATACTTATCCTAAACCTGCTAATAAAAAAGTGTCACATGAACGTATTTTAGAGCTTTCTACAAGTGATAATAAACAAGGTAAAGTACTAATTAAAGAAATGAACGAATAGCTACTATAGGGGCTTGTAGCCTCTTAATAACTAAAAAACTAACTTTAAAGGAGAAAATATTAATGGCTAAAAGAAATTTTATTAAATTAACTCAAATCGATAAACAAGGTAATGCGGTAACTGATACAGAAGGTAACGTAAAATTCGATACGTTTATTACTCCAACACAAATTCCGTTTCGTAAAATATATGATGCTGCTGATTTAATGGATGGACAAGTTGATGAAGAAAAATCATCTAAAGAAAGTATTGACGAAATGCTAGATTTTGTTGTAGATATTTATAACAACCAATTTACTAAAGAAGATTTATTAGACCGATTACATGCACCAGATGCAGTAGAAGAATTACAGCGACAAATCCAATTTATTGCTCAAGGTCAAATGGATGAAGAGAGAAAAAAGCAATTAGCCAAAATGATTTAAATACTATCACATACAAAGAACATAAAGAAAATATGAAAAAATTAATATTAAAAATGATGAAAGACGGCGGGAAAGATATCAATGATATTCTTGACATGCCGTTTTCTTTTTTTATGGAAATTGTCGAACAAGATACGAAGAAAAATGTTAAGAAAACAGATAGTATGATTGAAGCCTTTATGTAAGTGATTTTAAAAGTAAGGAGGTGGATTGATGGCGGAAAGAATTAAAGGACTTCAGATTGACCTCACTATGAATGATGTCGGAGTAAGTAAATCACTAGCTGCAATTAAACGTGAATTCAGAAGTTTAAATTCTAGTTTGAAATTATCTAGTAACAACTTTAAATACGGCGAAAAGAGTGCGTCATCTTATAAAGAGAGAATGAATGATCTAGATAAATCAATTAAAGTTGGCACATCTAATTTAAACGATTTAGAAAAACAATATACGCAGGTGGCTCAATCTCAAGGTGCTAATAGTGCAAAAGCAGTAAGGTTGCAAACTGAATATAATAAACAGGCTGATGCTATTAATAAAATGAAATATGAATATAGTCAACTAAATGATTATTACAAAATGAACTTTAGTTTAGGTGGCAAAATTTCTAATTCATTAAGTCGTATAGGTTCAGGATTGCAAACAGCAGGGGCAAAAGCACAAAGTATGGGGCAGTCTTTAACTAATAGTATTACAAAGCCAGCACTAGTCGCTGGTACTGCAATGGCAGGTATAACTGCTAAACTAGGCTTTGATAGATTAGTAGGACTAGACACTGCCAAAGCAAAGTTGGAAGGCTTAGGCTATTCTACTAAAGAAGTTGGTTCCATTACTGAACAAGTGACTAGAGCTATTAAAGGTGGTATGACCACTATGGCAGAAGGTACAGATGTTGCAGCAGGTGCTTTAGCAGCAGGCGTAAAGGAAGGCAAAGAACTTGAGCATTATATTAAATTAGTTGGAGATGCAGCAGTAGGTGCAAATAGACCAGTTGGCGACATGGCAATGATATTTAACCGTGTACAAGGTCAAGGTAAACTAATGACTCAAGAACTGAATATGATTGAAGAAGGTATGCCTGGTTTTAGTAATGCGATGGCTAAACATCTCGGCGTCTCATACGATGCATTTAGAGAAATGGTTACAAATGGTGAAGTGAGTTCTAAAGAATTCCTTACAGTGATGGATGACTTTGCTGGAGGTATGGCAAATGCATATTCTAAATCATTTAAAGGTATGGTTCAAAATACTAAAGCATACATAGGTATGATTGGAGAAAGTTTGCTTAGTGGTGTATTTGAACAGTCAAAAGGCTCACTGCATGAATTTGAAAAAATGTTACAATCACCTGCTGCTCAAGAATGGGCTAAAGAAACTGGAGAAAAACTAGGTAATGCTTTCAATGCAATTTCCAACGGAATTAAAGGTGTCATTAATTGGTGGAACGGCTTAGGTAGTAATACTAGAAATGTTTTAGGTAATTTAGTTAAATATCTTGGTATTACATTAATAACGCTAGGACCAGTATTAACAACATTTGGTAAGTTAGCTAGTACCATTGGTGGTATGTTTAGCGGAATATCTACTTTGATTTCATTTCTAATTAAACATAATGTAGCTAGTAAAATGGCAGCAGCAGGACAGGCTGTGTGGAATGGAGTTACTGCAACAGCTAAAAGTATTGCTGATGGTTATAAATATGCTGTAGCTGCATTAACTACATCTCAAACACTTCAAGCTGTTAAAACAAAGATTGCAGCAGCAGCTACTGTTGTTTGGACAGGTGTAACTAAAGCAGCTTCTATTGCAACTAGAGGTTTAGGGTTAGCAATTCGATTTATGACGGGGCCAGTTGGACTAATCATCACAGCTATAGGCTTATTAGTCGCTGGTATTATACACCTATGGAAAACTAATGCCACATTTAGAAATGCCGTTATTAATATATGGACGGCTATTAAAAACGCTGTGGTGAGTTTGGTTAAAGGATTAGCTAATGGTGTAATTAATATTTTCAATGGACTTAAAAAAGTTATATCAACTATATTTAATGGTATTAAAAGTGTAATACTAGCCATTTGGAACGGTATTAAAACAGTTACTGGAGTGATTGTGAGAGGATATGTTGCATATATTCGTTTACAATTCACTATACTTAAAAAAGTAATTTCAGTTATTTTAGATGTTATAAAAGTTATTTCTAGTAAAGTTTGGAATGCAATTAAAAATACTGCAATTAGACTAGCAAAAGGTTTAGTGACAGGTGTTAGAAATACTTTTAATGTACTTAAAAACGCTATTACAGTTACTTTTAACGGTATAAAAAATATCGCATCTAAAGTTTGGAATGCTATTAAGAATAATGTGGTCAGAATTGCTAAAGGTTTATCTAATGGCGTTCGACATACATTTAACGCATTGAAAAAAGGAATCACAGCTATTTTTAATGCTATTCGTAATACTGCATCTAAAATTTGGAATAGTTTAAAAAATAAAGTTGTATCTCTCGCAACAGGATTATGGCGTGGTGTAGTAAGTAGATTTAATAGTTTGAAAAAAGGTGTATCAAATATCTTCCATGGTATAGCTAGTACGTCACGTCGTATATGGGGTGGAATAAAAAAACATACAGTAGGTATGGCTACTGGTGTTTGGCACGGCGTTGTTAATGCGTTTAAAAAAATGAAAAATGCATTGAGTCCTATCATTGATAAAATATCAGGTTTTATTAATAAAATGGTAAACGGAGTTAAAAAAGGCCTTAATAAATTGATTAAAGGTGTTAACTGGGTCGGTGATAAACTCGGTATGGATAAGATACCTGAAATCAAATTACACACAGGCACAGAACATACTTCTAAACATAATATCGTGACTAACGGTAAAGTTAACCGTGATACATTTGCTACTGTAGGTGACAAAGGACGAGGTAATGGTCCAGGTGGTTTCCGACATGAAATGATTAGATACCCTAATGGTAAAACAGCCATTACACCTAATAGAGACACAACAGCATTTTTACCAAAGGGATCATCTGTATTAAACGGCGCTCAAACACACGCAATATTAAATAATAGTATACCTAGATTTGCTAGTGGAACCGGCTGGAATCTTTTAGGTGGAGGTAAGAAACCTAAAACACATAAACATAAAGATGATCTAGTAGGAGACGTTGTTTCTAAAAATGGTGGAGGTGCTAAAGCTATAGCTGGAAAAGTTATAGATGGTGGTAAAGCTATTGTTAGTAAAACTTTAGAAACAGCTGTAAAAGGTAAAGATTGGCTTAAGGATAAAATCGGGGATGTAATGGATTGGATGGATAAACCCGATAAATTACTAGATAAAATCCTTGAAGGTTTTGGTGTAGGTTTTGATTGGATTAAGGGCTCATTACCAAAAGATATGATGACTGCTATGTTCAATAAATTAAAAAAAGCTACTGTTAAACTATTCACTAGTTGGTTTGATGAGCAGGGTGGAGAAGGTGAAGGTGGCTGGGTTGATATTTCAAAAGGTATTAACTTCCCATTTAGCCCTCATGGACGAGCTCCTGGTTATCCATTCCCTTATCCACATATGGGTGTCGATTTAAACTATGTTTACGATAAACTTTATTCAACACATAGTGGTACTGCAACGGGATATACTGGCTACAATGGTGGTTTCGGAAATCATATGCGCATTAAATCAGGCATTTATGAGATTATATATGGTCATATGAGTAAATTAGCTTGGACAGGTTCAAAAAAGGTTCATCCAGGTAGTTATCTAGGTATATCAGGTAATACAGGTATGAGCTCCGGTCCGCATTTACACTACGAAATGAGAAAAAATGGAACACCAATAGATCCAATGCCATTTTTAAGAAGTCAAACAAAAGGCAAAGCAAGAGGTAAAGGTGCATCTTATGCAAGTAGTATCATAAGAAAAGCGCAAAATATTTTAGGTGGTCAATATAAATCATCTTATATACACAATCAAATGATGCGAGTAGCAAAACGTGAATCTAACTATGACCCTAATGCAGTAAACGATTGGGATATCAATGCTCAACGTGGTACACCGTCTAAAGGTATGTTCCAAATGATTGAACCTTCATTCCGTGCATACGCTAAGAAAGGTTATGGTAGCTTTACAAATCCACTTCATCAAGCTATTTCAGCAATGAGATATATTGTAACTAAATATGGCTGGGGTGGATTTAAACGTGCGGGTGACTATGCGTATGCTACAGGTGGTTTAATCAATTCATCAGGACTATATCAATTAGCTGAAGGTGGTTATCCAGAGTTTGTTATACCTACTGACCCTAGTCGTCAATCAGACGCAATGAAGCTACTTGCTATTGCATCTCGACGTATTGAAGGAAACAAAAATAAACGTCCTAATCAATTACGTACACCGTCAATTAGTGGAAATACAAATAATGATGAAGTGTTAAGTGTAATGGCTAAACAATTAGAAGCGACACAAAGACAAGTAGAATTACTTACTCAATTAGTTGCTAGCACGCAAAGAATTGAGCAACAACCAAAAGGATTTAACGAACCAGATATTAGCCGTTCACAAGGTAAAAGAGCTATAATGACTGCTTATAATTTAGGAGTGAGACATTAGTATGAAAAAACAAGTTTGTTTATTTAACGACAACTTCAAACTTAATATAACCGATATTCCTAACTTAATATTTTTAGATTATGTAGAAGAGGACGTTGATGTTAACTCTAGTAATGTTGAAATCAATGGTATTGATGGTGTTTTGAAAGGGCCGACAACATTCGGCTCTTTTAATTTGACTTTAAACTTTGCGTTCAAAGGTACAGATAAAAAAGATTTAAGACTAGTTAAACAAAGGTTACGCAAGGAATTGTATAGAAGAGAACCATTTTATATTTGGCATTCAGATGCACCTGGAAAAAAATATGCAGTCTACTGTGATGCTAATGAAAATGAAGATTTAACAAATTCGTTTGCTACTTTTAAAGTGACTTTTGTTGTGTTCAAAGGTTATTCAGAGTCATTAGATGATACAGGTAAGTTTAGTTTGAGTAACGGTAGGTGGCAATTTGAAACTGGTATATTAGCAAATGAAGATATTAAATATAACCATTCAACAAATGAATTTAAAATTTATAATGGTTCAGATGATAAGATAGATCCATTATTACGTCATGAATTAAAAATAAAGATTAATATCAATGCTCCTAATGGTTTTAAAGTTATTAATAATACAACAGGAGACGTATTTGAATATAAGAAAGCTATCAAGAAAAATCAGCAGTTAATCATTAATGGTGTCCATCCGTTTATCGAAAAACAAAGAGTTGGAATCAATACCAATTGGCAGTGGATAACTTTGGAACAGGGCTTTAATGACATTGAAATTGTAGGAGAAAATATCACTGAAGTTAAATCACAATGGATTTTTCCTTTTATTTTTAGGTAGGTGCTAAAATGGATACATTAGTATTGAAAAATAAGAATGGAACATATGGCGAAGTGATTACTGATTTCGATTTTGGTTCGTTCAAGTATGAATATGAGAAGAATAATGAACGCTCTATAAGTTTTACTGTTTATAAAACAACACAAAATTATGATATATTTGATAATTTATTAAATGAAATGATCGTTGAGTGGCAAGGTCAAGAATATGTAATTAAATCTACATCTTTAAAATATGATGGTGTTCTGATTACCAATGAAATTGTTGCTAAACATATATTTATGGAACTTCAAAATCATTTTATAGAAAAGAATTTAGAAGATGAAGAAATGAATAACGAAGATGCTGATGAAAGTGTAGAAGAGCCAGCAAAAAGCCAAATGACACTGAAACAATATCTTGATATTATATTTAGCGAAAATCAATTAGGTTATACTTATGAAATTATTGGTAATTTTAATAAAAGTATTGAAGTTGAAGAACTAGGTGACAAAAATGGACTGGAAATGATTGTCGAAGGAGCAGATTTATTTAATTATATTTACTTTGCAGACAATAAAAAGATATACATTTATGATGAAGAATCGTTTTATAAAATGTCTGATATACCTTTGATATATCATTATAATTCATCTGAAGTTCAAGCTACTACTACCACTACAGATGTTAAAACATATATTAAAGGTTATGGTAAGAAGAAAACGAAAGCAGAAACCAAAAACTATAATCCAATCAAGCCTAAAGACCTTAAATATACTGGGGTATTTAATAAAAAAGGAACTTGGACAACTGAAGAAATTGGTGCTTCTTATGAAAAAGAAATTGAGTGTAAATGGGGGAATGAACGATTAGAATGGACTTTGAAAAAGATGTCAAAAGGTGGCATTTTAGAAGTTTATTTAGATGGTAAATTAGTTGGCAATTATGATTGTTACAGTGAAACTGCACATACTGAGAAAATACTGATAGCTACTAAATTAACTAAAGGGAAACACCTATTTAAAGTTGTTTTCAAAGGAGATAAGAAAGGTGTAGATTATAAAAAATCTAAATCTTGTATGTATGTCGGTACTGAAAAAGCAACTATAATAAACTTAACAGCAGTTTTAAAAGGAACAGACTTATATAATGCAACAGCTGAATACAAATCACCTAATTATGATATATTCGGTCATTCTCAAGCTCCAACGATTTATGATGACAATGCTTTAGATAACGAAACTCTATTACAAACGTTAAAAGAAAATCTAAATGATCAACCAACTGTTGAAGTTACTACTAATTATTTAGGAAGCGTCGATAATAAAATATATTTAAACAATGGCAAAATCAAAGAAAATAATATGATTAGATTTATTCATAAACCTATAGGCTTTAATGTTGATTTAAAAGTAGTTAAATTAACTATGTCTCATCCTTATGTTAACGAGCCAATAGAAGTAGATTTTAGTAATTCGCCAACTGATATTATAAAAATTCAACAACAAATTAATAGAAATGTTCAAAAAGTTAATAATATGGTCAAAGGCGGACTTAATCAAAGTTCGTCTTTTTCTATGCCAAAAATAGCATCTGATTCGATAGGAAGTGTATTAGTGAATGAATGAACCAACTGAAATTAGATATTCTCTTGATGAATATGGAGAACCGTATTATCCAGCTACACATATAAAGGCTATACAAGGTCAATATAAAAATGAATGGTTTGAATTTAAAGTAAGGAAACCAATAGTAGGTAATTACGCTTTTGATGGAGAAAATGGATTTGTAAATAGCTATAGAACAATTGATATGGGTGGATTTAAATTAAAAAGCTTAAGGCTTAATGCTAGGAATTTAAAGAATGGCGATTTATTAGCAACCTTACCAGATAATTTAGATTTGCCATTAAATCCCCATTCATATGATATAAGAACACCAAACGGTAGAAACCCTGCCATTATTACATTAAGACCTGATGGAACAATTCGATTTTATATTAGTGATTCAAATTGGAGTGATATTGATTATATATATGGCCAGTATGATTGGATAGAGTAAAGGAGTGAAAAAATGAAGTTCAATTTTCCGATAGATTTAGGAAGTGTTTTCAGACGCTATATTATTGAAAATTTTAAAGAGACTCAATATTTATTTGAGTTATTAAAGAAAAATATTCAAAAGCATGAAACAACAGATAAACATGTACATCAAGCTAAACAAATCGATTATGGTAATACAACAGTTGAAGATGAATTGAAGTATCAAAGAGGAGAAATCAAAGGTTTAGTTTTGGGGCATAATGGTGATGGAATACAAGAGTTAAGAGATAGTCGCATCTCACTTGATGGAGAAATACATGACTTACTTTCAGAGAGAATTAAATATGACTTTGAGTTAGTAAAAGACAAAATCGAACGTAACTATCAATATTTAAATAACAAAATTGAACGTATCGTAAATGTGAATGACTATGGAGCAGACCCTACAGGAAAAAATGACTCAACACAAGCTTTTAAAGATGCTATGCATGGTGGTAATGTTCATGTTCATATGACAGCTGGTATATATAAAGTAACGGGAATTAAGTTACCTAATAACACATTATTATCTGGTGAAGGTAAGGATATTACAATAATCAAATTCGCTGATGAAACACCTGCAGAAAATATTGTTGTTACAAATGAAGATATGACAGGACTTGCACATAATATTGGTGTTCATAGCTTTACTATCGATGGTAATAAAAAACGTCAAAATGGTGCTTTAAAAGCTTCAGGAGGTTCACGTTCAAGTAATTTAAGATTTGCAGGCGTAGAACATGGATTTGCTTATGATATTAAATCAATCAATGCATTGTTACATGGTATTGATGTTACTTATGCAAGTGACGACTATTTCTATCAAGGTGATGGTGTAAGAGTAAACGAAGAGCTAGAAAGTAAGTATATTCATATTGATAATTGTGAAACAAGTAATTTTGGTGACGATGGTATTACAACGCACCATTCACAATTTATTAAGATTACTAATAACTATTCTCATAGCCCAACTGGTGGAGGGAATAACAATGGTATAGAAATTGATGATGGCTCAAGACATGTTATGACTGATAATAATATTACTGAAAGATGTTTTGGTGGAGTTGAAATTAAAGCGCATGGCACTGCTTCAGCACCCAGTGGTATATTAATCTCAAATCATACGTCAATTAGTGATTGTAGAGCTTATAACATTAGACATATTGGTCATCATAGATTAGGAGATCCCAAGTCTAAAACTGCACATTCAGTAGCTATAGATAACATTGCTATTTTGACTCCTACTCAAAACAACGTATATCCTGAAATGTCTCCAAGAGGACTTGTTATTAGTGGATATAAAAATGTACAAGTTACAAATGTAAACGCAATTGGTGATGGTACTTTTAAAGCTAACATGCCAGTTATAGCAGTTCAATTTATGTCAGAAAATATCATGTTGAATAATATTAACATTACAGGATTTAAGAATGCTTCAGCCGATATCAAAATTTTTGGTGGGGACAATAGAGGTAAAATGATTACAATCAGTAATGTTAATATATGGAACTCATCAGTAAATCGTGGGATTGCAGGTGGTGGCGGTGTATATGACACACGAATTATTAATGCCAATTTGCAAGGACAAGGTACAGGTAATGGTATTGAGTTATATAACAACACTGCTGAAATTATTGGTGTGCACGCAATTGGTTATAAGAATGCAGCATCAATAGCTAAAAGAGATTATAAAGTGGTACCAACGGTTACTAAAGGTGGTTTTAGTGGCGGTTCTACAGGTTCAGGAGCTGTTGCTGAACGTTCAGCAGTAATTGCATCGACAGGTGGTTCGTTTGCTCATAATGATCGTAGCTGGTTAGCAGGTGTTGGAGCAAATTCACAGGCGAGAGGGTCACGCTCAAGTGTGATGAATTCCTTAGAAAGTGAAACATCAGAAGGAAGATACTGTCAAACTATCGTTAATAGTCGTGGCGTTAAAATAGATGAAAACTATATATTTGCAATGGGCTATGGTACTGATGGCGCTAAAAAAGAAAATACAACATTTCAAATCAAAGGTACAACAGGTAATGTCAAAACTAAAGGTACTGTTTCATCTGGACAAAATTTCGGTGACTATGGAGAGTATTTTGAATCGCAATCAGGCCAAGAGATACCTAACGGCTATTTAGTTACTTTAGATGGTAGATTTATTCGTAAAGCGAATAGTAACGATATTCCTATTGGTGTTATTTCAGGTACTGCTGGAGTTGTTCTTGGTGATCAAGTGTTCCATCATAAAGATAAATTCTTAAAAGATGAATTTGGTGTTACATTAAAAGAATGGATAACTAAAACATGGACTGATGATGAAGGAAATGAGTATTCTGAAGAAGTAGAAGTACCTATTGAGAATCCTAATTTTGTTGAACACGATAACTATATACCACGTTCTGAACGTCCTGAATGGAACGTTGTAGGACTAGTAGGGCAAGTATTTACCAGAATAGATGAAACAGTATCTAAAAACGACTACATTCGACCAAATAAAGGTATAGGAACGAAAGATAATATTAATGGTTTTTATAGAGTGTTAGAGGTTACGACGCCTTACTCTTCAGAAAAAGGCTATGGTGTGGCAGTTGTATTAATTAAATAAGGAGGTAACTTTAGTGACTAATGGTATAGATAAAAAAGCACTATTCAAATTTCAATCTGAACCGTATTTAAAACCAATCTCTGATTTAGGGGTTGGTTTTTATAATTTGGATGAAAATACAGCAATATTAAAATTTCAATTAAGTAATGTTCATGGTCCATTGCTAATACACGAAAATAATTTAACAGCTTATGCTTATTTTGAGTCATCTAATGGGAGTGCTTCGGATGTTATTGAATTACAAATTGAAGATGAATTCAAAGGTGTAGTAAGCATTACTTTAGATAAGGATTTTTTACAAGCATGTACTTCTACAGTAGTTACAGGACAAGTATATATAGCAGTGAATAATGTAGACGGTAATCCAAAAAATAATGAAGTTGCTGTATTTAGAGAATTTAAATTTGAAGTTGCTGATGCACTTATTAACAAAATTTCATCATTTACCAAGATTGAATATATACGAATGTTTGATCAATTAAAAATGCATATTGAAAAAAGGGTGAAAGATATTGAAAAAGCTATAGCTAATGGTGTCGATTATGTAGCAGAAATGAAAGAAGTATTACAAAAAGGATTGCAACAAATAAATGAAACTGTAGAAAAAGCTAAAAACGAAATTAGTAATAAAACACAAAATGTAGTAAATAATATTAATGGTATTTCTAATACATCAATTAATAAATTGGAAAGTATTACAAAAACCTACATGAAAGAAAGTGAAGGAATTAAAAATGATGTTTTAAATGCTATAAATCGTGGTGACTTTATCTCTAAAGAGACTTTGAGTAGCAATATTAATCAAGCTCTAAATCAGGCAATCAAATTTGATGATCAAACCTTAAGAAATGCGCAACAATATATTGATAATAAGGCTTGGCAAAAGCACAAGCTAACAAACGATGATGGAGCATCTAGAATGTTTGATGGAATAAATTTTAATACGTTGCAGTTAGAAACAGGATTTTATTTTTTAACTAATGCTATTAACGGTCCTGCAAATGACGGCTATTTGTATGTAATTAAAAGAAGTTATGGTTTTTCTTCTATTTTATTTATCACGCTAGATTCTAACATTATTTATACAAGACAAAAATACAATGGTGTATGGAAAAAGTTTGAAAGAATTACTCAAGACTTTTCTGACACAGGTTGGATTCCTATGACTTTGGTCAACAACGCAAAACCATATTCAGATAAAGATATACCAATGCTTAAATTAACTGATAATCAAGGAAGTTTAACTTTACATTTTAAAGGTGCAGTAAAAGGTATTACAGCAAGAGACGCAGTTATTGCTATTCTACCTAATAATGTTTCTTCAAAAATTAATAGAGATTATGCATTTCTTCAAAATACATCAATTAAAGGTGGTATAGCTAATATAGCTAGATGGGGAGTAAAAGAAAATGGAGATATTAAAATGGAGAGAGTAAGTTTCCCACAAGGTGATATGTCAGAAACAGATTGGTATCCAATTGATATCTCAATATGTTTATAAAAAGAGAGGTGTAAATATAGTGGATTTTAAAATAGTATATCTATATAACGGAGAACAATGGTTAGCATTTAAAAAAGATGATGGTGAATATGATTATCCTGATGATGAATGGACTGAAGTTGAACCACCTGCTGGAATATATACGCCAATGTATTTTAATGGTTCTGAGTGGATAGGTGCAACTAAGGAAGAATGGGAACAATCATTGCCTAAACCAGAACCCATTGTTCCAACAGATAATGAGAAAATTATAGCCAATTTACAAATGCAATTAATGAAATCAAATATGGAACGCACTCAGATGCAAAAACAATTGGCAATGTCTTTATTAGATGGTCAGAAGAAAGAAAAAGCAATACAAGTATTACAAGAGCAACAAGGGCAAATAGTACTTGAATTGACTAAATTAAAAGGAGGTAACTAATATGTGGCCAAGATATGAGGATATTGAATACTTTTATAAAGTTAACGCTTATACAAATGATGACATTGCATTATTTGTTGAATACGGTGCTTTAACTAAAGAAGAATATAAAAAAATGACTGGAGAAGACTACAAAGAGCCACGAGTATAAAACTTGTGGTTTTATTTTTGAATAAGAAGGTGAACTATGAACAATAAAAAACAAAGTTTAGATTTGTTCACTATGATTGCTATTCTGTATTGTTTAGGGTTTGGTAGTTACACTTTATGGCGTGGTTTGTACTGGGTTGTTAAATCAGAAGTTGCAGCTCATGAATCGGCATTATATGCAACACTCAATAATGTTTTTAATTTATCGATTTGGGGAATACCTTTCACTCTTTCTGGAATATTAATTATTCTTTCTTCAATTAATTTACCATACTACAAAACTAAACGTGTTTTTCACGCAACATTTATCACTGGACATGTTATTGCTATGGCATTTTATTATATTTTTACTTTAGCTAGTTTTGAAAAAGCAGTAAATTTATTAATTCCAGCACAGAGTCTAACACTGGCAGTGTTAAGTGGTGCGATGGCTTTTGTTGGAGGTGTAGACGTGTGGCTACAGAAAACCAAAATGAAGTAAGCTACTATCTACCAAGACATGAGTTTTATGAAAAAAGAAGTGAATTATTGAAGTATATTGACGATGGTGATAAAAAGGTTGAAGATCAACTAGATCAAGTTAATATACATTTATTAACATTTATTGAGAGTCAAAAGCCATTGCATGAGACGATGCAGGGACTACTTAAAGAAACTAAATTAATGAATACTAATTTAACGTCTCAAGTACATCGGACAGATAAATTAGAAGATGAGCAATCAAAGTTAAGACAATCAATAGAGAATATACAAGAAGAAAATAAGGAAAAAGTATCAGCAAGAAACAAACTTATTATAGGTTGTGTCACTGCATTTTGTGGTGGTGGCGGTTTAATACCAGTTCTTGCACAAATATTTTTTAGATAGTCGGCCTTTATAGGTCGGCTTTTTATTTTATTTAAAAGGAGATTTGAAAATGGATAAAGGAACAATTGTACGTACGATTTTATTAGTAATTACATGGATTAACCAATTTTTAGCAATCAAACATATTTCACCTATTCCAGTTGATGAAGTGTTTATAAGTACAGTTATTACAGGTATTGTCTCTATCGTTACTTGGTGGAAAAATAATAACTTTACACATGCAGCTAAAAAAGGACAGCAAAGAATATATGAAGTGAAATCTGGCGTTAATTCTACTGGTGGTGCACCACAAGTGAATGGAGATGAATAATTATGACTTCAATAAGAACTTATCAACAAGCAATTAGTTATTTAAAAAGTTTAGAAGGGAAAGCGTGGAACCCCGATAATGCTTATGGTTATCAATGCTTTGATACAGTCAATCAATATTGGCTTTATTTATTTGGTCATATGTTAAAAGGTATAGGTGCTGCAGATATACCCACTTGGAATAATTTTACTAACGAGGCAACAGTGTACGAAAATACATTATCATTCCAAGCATTACCAGGTGACGTTGTAATATTTAATCGTAATTATGGTCAAGGATATGGTCATACAGGTATCGTTTTAAGTGCAACCCTAAATTCTATAACAATACTTGAACAAAACTGGTTGGGAGGCGCTTATTGGACGCCACCTGAAGTAACAACACGCCGTACACATGGTTATGACTTCCCAATGTGGTTTATTCGTCCGTTCTATGCAAAAGCAACTACAGTCAATAAATTAGTTAGTAAAGCTACTCCAGTGAAGAAAGCAAAAACAAATAAAGGAAAGAAAATATTGTTGGTGGCAGGACATGGTAAAGGTGCTTATTCAAATGATCCTGGAGCAGTAGCAAACGGTTATAATGAACGTGACTTTAATCGTAAAGAAATTATACCTAGAGTTAAGAAATATCTTGAAAGTGTTGGTAATACTGTTGTGTTATATGGTGGTAAAACAATGAACCAAGATTTATATCAAGATACATTATACGGACAACGTGTAGGTAATTATTCTGATTATGGTTTATATTGGGTTAAGAACAATGTTAAGCCAGATGCTATTGTAGAATTTCATTTAGACGCAGCAAGTCCACAAGCTAGTGGTGGTCATGTTATTATATCCGACCGTTTCCCAGCTGATGATATAGATAAGGCGTTGTCAAGTGCATTAGGTAAAACAGTTGGTAAAATTAGAGGTGTTACTCCTAGAAATGACCTACTTAATGTAAATGTTACAGGTCAACTGAACCTTAACTATAGACTCATAGAACTTGGTTTTATTACAAGTAAAAAAGATATGGGGTATATTACTAAAAATATAGATAGTTTTACTAAAAGGATTGCAGAAGCTATTAATGGTCGTCAAATTAATGCACCAAAAAGTAAGCCGTCAAAAGCTAAAACAACATGGAATTGGAAGGGTACGTTTTATCCAAACGACACAATCAAAGTGAGAAAATCGCCCGGCTTGAGTGGCACAGAGGTTGATCCAGGTTCATGGCTACGTAATTCAAATGATTGGGTACCATTTGACCAAGTTATTAAAAAGGATGGCTATTGGTGGATTAGATTTAAATACCAAGCACCAGGCTCAAGCGATAAGAATTTCTATTGTGCAGTGACTGAAATTACTGATAAAAATCAAAAAATAAAAAATGAAAAGTATTGGGGCAAAATAGAGTGGAAATGATATAATAGATAACACTATAACATCTTATTCAAATTAGACAGGCACGCATGTGCTTGTCTTTTATTTAAAAAGAGGAGTGGACGACATAAATAAAAGAAAAATATTTACATACATAGCAATATTAGTTGGAGTATTGGCAATAGCAATTTTCTTGTCTTCGCAATCTAAATCAGAGATATATGAAGGAACTAGTAAAAAGCCTTTAATTATTGCGCACAGAGGTGCAAGTACATACGAACCTGAACACAGCTATCCATCATATGACAAAGCAGTAAATGATATGGATGTTGATTATTTAGAATTGGATTTACAAGAGACTAAAGATAAAAACTTAATTGCTATGCATGATAGTAAATTAGATAGAACTACAAATACTAAAGGTAATATTAAAGACTTCACTATTCAACAAATAAGCAAGTTAAAACTAAAAGATGATAAAAATAGAAATTTAACCGTACCAGTATTTGACGATATACTTGATAAATACAAAGGTAAAACTAAATTTTATATAGAGTTAAAGAATGCAAAAGCAAATCCTGGAATGGCTAAATTAGTCGCAGATAAGTTGAAAAAACACGGATTGCTAAACTCTGAAAATGTTGTTATACAATCATTCGATGCAAATGCTTTGAAAGAAATGCACAATATAGACTCAACAATACCTTTAGTTAAGTTAATGTACGATAGCGAAGTACCGAACTTGAGTGATAATAGTTTAGATGAGTACAGTGAATATTGTTATGCGATAGGCTTATCTACTAAAAGTGTAAATCAAAGTATTATAGATAAAATAGAGAAACATCACATGCAAGCGCATGTTTTTACCGTAGATAATAAAGATGAGTATCAAAAGTTGAAAGATATGAAAGTTAAAGGTTTTTTCACAAATATAGGTGATGATTTAGTTAAATAA